AAGTCACGATAGTAACTGTATTAGCGGCTGAAACATAGGCTCTACGAACCAAACCTGCCTCAGAAACGCCAACAGACATACCGATAACCATGTCGCCCAAAGCAACGCCTGGAACTGTAACTGTATCCGTAGCGGTTGCAGTAGTAAGTACTGATGCGCTATCAAGGGTACAAGTAACATCCCAAGTGTCTGTAAATAGACCACGGAATTGGTCATTACCCCTGCGGGAAACGACTGCTGTTGCTGCTGCCATAATTTATCTCCTTAATGTAAAAAACCCCCCACCCGAAGGCGAGGGGAAAGGTTGTTATCAAGAAGGAACAACCAAGGCAAACATGGAAGAAGACAAAGCTGCACCAGTTGTAGCGGCACTACGCAATGCGGCAACGCCATACAAAGTGTCCGATGTGAACAAGGTAGCCAAGTAGTCTTGCTTGTACTGAGTTTGTGAACGGATGCCCACTTGCTCAACCAAAACCATAGCGTCCTTATGACCCATCAAGCAGACACGAGCAATAGCAGAACCGCTTGTTGGGAAAGCAGCAGTTGCAGATGCAGAGTCAGCATTGCTAGATGTGAACACGGGGATGCCATATAGGTTGCCGATTTCACCAGTGCGGATTGCATTGCCATTACCCACAAAAGCCTGTTCTGTGTAACGGGAAAGACCCATCAACGTATTGCGGCTTGAGGGAGGAATAACAAAGAAGCGACCATCCATAGGAGTGTCATTGTCATCCAAACGCTGAATAGTACGACGAATAGACGCATCAGTCAGGGCAGAAGCATTACCAGTATTGGTGTTTGCTGTGTAGTCAAAGGCTGTAGTGCCGTCACCACCAATGAAGGCAGAGCCGTACTGTGCGCCTGTAGAACCACCATTAGCAACACGACCCAACTGGATCAAGCTAGTGTCTACTTGCTTGGCAAGCGCATAGCCCGCATCAGCAGTGTAGAACTGGCGCAAGCTGTTCAAGGCTTGTGCTTCAACGATGTCCTCAATGAAACGTGAGTACTCAAAGTGCTTGTTAATGTTAACAGTAACTTCTGTCTCAGTATCGGCAATCAGAGTCACGGCAGTAGATGCCGCTTTAGCTGAAGCGTTACCACGGGTAGGTGCGGGAATATGTACTACATCACCCTTCTTACCCTTGAAGTTCATCTTCATTACGATGTTAGCCAATACAAGGTTTTTCTTGTAAGCGGCTACGATTTCATCTGACCAGATTTCTGGGATGAATTTGTCTGCGGTTGTTACTGTAACCGCTGGTGTTGGATATGCCATAATTAAATCTCCTAAAGTTTAACGAACCCGACCCTCTTGATAGGCTTGCATGATTTCATCACTTAAAGCGTCATATCTAGTTGGGTCTTGCATTTTGAGCCGAATAAGGTCAGCCCTTCTGTATACTTTCTTTGATGATTCACCAGAACCACCTACATCAACACCTACTGCTTTTAAGTTGTGCTTGCGAGTTACCTCGCCATCATCACTCGTTTGCTTCTGTTTAACAGAACGTAGCTGTTTATAGGTAGATAGCAATTCATTGGCTGAGTCGAAATCATATCCAGCATCGGCTTGCTCAAAGATTCTAATGCGAACAGGGCTAGACTTCACCCAATTTGCAAAGTCCTGATCTCTGGCAATGTCTCCAAAGTCGGGATGCTCTTGCGCTAACCTCTGCTGAACTTGTGCCTTTTTCATCTCAATAGTCGCCATGCGAGCCGCTTGGATGTCGGGGTGATTATCAACAGTCCTCTGAATTGCCTTCTGTGGATTCTCAAAGAAATCTACTTCAGGCTCTTCCTGTCTAGTCTGTTGTCGTGAACCAAGGTTCTGTTTGATGAGTTCATCAGCTAGCTTTCTGACCTCGCCTACTTCTTGTGCTTGCTTTCCAATTAGCTTTTCAGCCTCTTGGTGCATTCGCACAATATCGTCTAAACTTTTATCCCTGTATTTCTCAGGAAGTTCAGGCTTTTGCGAAATCTTATGCTCTTCGATCTCTAACTCACCCAACTCTTCTTTGTCATCATCAATCAACATACTTTTTCCTTTTCCTGCCGTTGTTCGGTTGTAGGAGATTCAACTCGGCATAATTGCTTATGAGTTGAGTTTCTGCTCGGCTTTTAATCTATCTAAGTGACTTTTCTCGAACCTTCCATGCGCTGATGGAAACGTCCCAGACCACCCTTCTAGCTTAAAAGCTGGTGCAGATAAAATGCGATGAGTCTCCTCACCACAATCACACACAAGACTTGTTAACTCATAATCAACAAATCTTTCTGTCTTATGCCCGTTTATACAGGCAAATTCATACATTCTTCTCATTTAAGTCCTCAAATGCTCTTTCGCTGACTTGTTTCAAGTTCTTCAGCCAAATTAGTATTGAATACTCGCCTTTTCTGAATTGTAAACTTTTTTCGTCTGCAATTGTTGAGATATTATTCAAAGGCTCTATCATTTTGTCAACATCTTCCATCAATTCTATCCACCCTTGAGTGGACATCATGGAAAATCTCTCTTCATAGTACTTCTGAAGTTCTGTATTCATTGTCTAGCCATCTGTTTTTCAACAATCTTCGCCTTATTCTGAATATCTGCTTCTTTTAGCATCAAATCAGCAATCTTGACCCGCTTATCAAACTCTCGTGAAGCCAAAGCGTCATCAGTTGGGAGGTTCTTGGTGTTAGCCGCCATACTCTTTGCTTGCAACTCAATAGGCATCAATTGCGCTTCAGTCAATAACTTTTGCGCTTCAGCCTTGTTCTGCTCTGCTTGAGTAGTTTGGACAGCAATCTGTGCTTGAGCCAGTTGCATAGCCAATTGTTGTTGCATCTGAGCCGCTTGTTGAGCCTGTGGATCAGCCGTAGCCATCTTGTCTAGCATCTCGATCAACTCAAATCTGTTTGACAGAGAAGAATTAGCCATGATGCCCTTCAAAATGATAGGCAAAACAGGTGTATTAGGGCCAAGAGTCTGTAGGAGGGCGATGAACTGTTGTTGCTCATGCTCTCTAGCGATAATCCCGAGTGCTGCCGTAGGAATGAACTTCATGTCCACCGTAGGATAACGCTCTGGATCGAATTGCATATAGCGGTAGGCTGCTTTGGTGATGAAGGGGATCATAAAATCCTCTTGGAAGTTCACCAAGGTACGCTTGTATTTCTTGATAATCGAGGCAGTAGCCATCGAAATACCGCCCTGACCCGCATCTCTAGAGACAGCAGTAACCATTCCCTGTGAGTCAAGAGTGCCTGTTGCCATCAAAAGCATACGCTCAAACTCTTTGGCAGTTGTCAGGTTAGAACCATCAGTATTGCCGAACTTAAACGGGAACAGAATCTCATTGGGATTGCCGTTTGTCAGGATAGCCTTGCCTGGCTTAACTTCAAACTTAGCACCCCTTGGGAGGCGAGTAGCATCCATAGCCATCATTGGGCTAGTTGTCAAAGCAAGAGAGTCTAAGTGTGAACGAACTTGGGCATCAATAGCCTTTTGTGAGTTGTAAGCCTTCTCAACAGTACCACGACCCAACAAGCGATTAGGAACTGTATCGTCCTGATAAGCAAGAATTGGGCGGTCCTTCATCATGTATGGGTTCTTTTCAGCTTTGAGAAGAACACCATCGTTTGCGATAACGACAATAGCCTCAACCAGATCGGAATACTCATCCTGAATACTGTCTTCAGGGAATAAGTCTTCTACTTCGCCATCTTCTTCGTTTTCTAGTTGCTCAAGATACTCTCTAGGAACTAAACCATAGTAGGTCAAAAGTTTAACTTTATCGTCTTCGTACTGAGAAACCTCTTGTGTAGGCTCTAAGTCCGTATCCATCGAGTCAGTGCCAACCTTTACTTTTCGGTAGATGCCTTCTTCTTGACCTTTTACGACCTTGTGGATAGAAACATACTTCTCAATAGCCACACCCATACAGTCATCAATAGATGTGCCATTGGGGTCAAACAAGAAGTTACGGGGGTTAACAGGAACAATCTTGACTGCAATGCGGTCTTGTTCTACCACTCCGATAGCGGCTTGTCCCATTTGACCAGGTATTGCCTGAGTAGCGGGAACAAAGACTTTCTCTGTTTTGACAACAATCTCACCGATGCCCGTACCATAGATTTCAGCCAACAGTTCAATCTGGTCAATAGACTTGCGAATCTTATCGACTTTGAAGTCTTCCATGAGTTGTGCTTTGATGGCAGCAACATCGAGGGGGCTACCATTGACATCACGAATATCGTCTTGAATGTCAAAGAACTCACCCTGACCAAAGATGGCTTCCATGATTTCTGCATGGCGTGTCTCTACGGCTTGTTGGGTAGCAGGGGTAACGATACGGCTACGCTCGGACTCTCTAGTCTTATCTTGGGCATCCCACTCACCATTGAAGATTCTCTCGTACTCTAGCCAATCATCAAGGCAATTGACATCTCTCCAATCCCTCCATCTATCACAATGGTTGACAACAAAGTTTACTATCTCTTTGTCTGAGTCGCTTGGTTCTTGGAATTCCATTCTTATACCCCACTAATAATATCTACAGGTTGCCAATCCTCGCTGTCATCTTCTTCCATGTAAGATGTAACAGCCAGTTGGTCAATGTAACTGAGGGAGTCAGGCAAGTCATCATGGACTCCTTGAGCAGGGAACAGGATTAACTGGTCTACAAACTCATCCCAATCTTCTTCCGAATTTAACACAATTCTGCCATGCTCGAACCTACCTTGTAAAGCCCAGATGATTCTGTCTGCTTTTTTTCTATTCCCATGGGTCAAATCTATGATGTGAGCATAGGTGTTGTTCTTTCGCATCAAGTCTGACAAGTAGGGCAAAACAGCGTTCTTTAGTGCCCCCCTCTCTATCCCCACACTTAAAGGGCGGTAGTCCCGAATGGCAATCAGTATCTTAGAGGCGGTTTCTCGGATGTCCCATCTCCCGTGTTCAATCTTCTCAACAAACCACTTCCCATCGTCTGTAACCTTAACGATTGAGATAGCAGACTCGTCCAGACGCTTTTTAGCATTGGCTGCTTGTTTGGCAACTTCCTCGAACCCTGCAAGGTCAACAGCGATGTAATAGCTTCCGTGTTCAGGACTAACCCCGTATTTGATCCACTCTTCCTTGAAAATATCCGACCCCGCATTGGTGAAGGAAGCCATAAACTCTTGCTTGAAAGCGAAAGAACTCAGGGTCTTTTTAGCGGAATCTATCTCTGCCTGGTCAATCAGGGGGTTATCAGCGGTGGTGAAGTGCCAACTCTTCCAATCAGGATCATCTTCTGACTCGCCTAGTTTGAAGGTATCGTAGAACCAGTTGCGTCCTTTGGGAGTGCCGATAAAGAGTGCTCTGCCTCGTTTATCAGACAAACTGGCACGAATGACCTGTTCCCATGCTTCGGGTTTGATGTCGGCAACCTCATCGAGAACGGCATAGGTCAATGAGACTCCACGAAGGGTATCAGGTCTATCCGCACCCCGAACGTATATCCTAGCCCCGTTTATCAGGGTAATGTCTAGGTTGTTCACATGGGAGGACTGAATAACCTCTCTACCAAGGTCTAGCAACAAGTCCCAAATGATCTGTCTTGATTGTCCCATAGTGGGACTCACATAAAGAACCGCAGAGCCTTGTGGACACTTGAGTCCTTCAATGAGCAGGGTAACTGCCGCCATACGAGACTTACCGCACCTACGCCCAGCAGCCACAACCTTGAATCTTGTGGAATCCTTGAATACCTCTTGTTGCCAGGGTAAGAGACTAAAGTTCAAATCAGCCATCAAAGTACTCCATGTTAGAGGGTTCTATCGTTATAGAGTCACCATCGCACCAATCTTGCCCACTCATTAGTTGTGTCACCAAAGTGGCGATATGGTCTCTAGGAACAAGAAACGTATCCTTGCTTAGATAACTAGGCTTGTGAACAGTAACAGTCCAATTAACCATACTTAGCCTCTACGTCTTCAGGTTGTTCATCAATTATCGTTGGCTCTTGTCCTAAACCAGTGATATTGATGGTGACAGCACTTCTCTGGCTCTTGTCCTTTTCAAACAGGCTTATAGGAAGAGTCCTATCAAGACACATCTTTAAAGCAACTAATTGATGGGGATGGTCATCATTAAGGGCTATCTCAATAACCTTCTGAGCCACATCCTTACCTCCACTCCTAATCATTAGCTCTTTAAGCTCCTTGAGACGTTGATGGTCTGTCTTAGGTAGTACAAGGGGTGGATTGTCAGCAAACCTCTGTATGGTCATCTTGACGCTTCCCTTTGGTCTTCCTCTTCCTCGTTTGAGACTTGTTTCCATGTTGTCCTTTCATTTAGCTTTTTCAGAATAGGGGATGTACCACAAATATCTACCAACCCAACCTACCCCCTCCCCCCCCATACATTACCTAGGGTTTCTACCTAAGGGTTTCTACCTACTCGTTTACCCTACTGTCTAAATGCGAATGATTCTTATTTGCAATTAGAAGGGTGCGAATAGAGGGTGCACCTTTTTAGGGTTACTTGAATTCTAGGTTTTGTATTACCTTATCTATTCTCTCCTACTGATTCTCTTACCTTACCTACAATAGATTGATCTGTATCGGGGTTGTTTGTTGTTCCGCGACCTATTTGTAAGGAATTCAATTCCATGCCTGGTCTATATCCCTCATTGTGAACGTAATGGTAGAGGTCTATTACGTTTTCAAAACCCTTGGATAGATCGCCATTTCCAGCGGCCAACAGTATCATTCTCTGAGGGTCTGACAATCTTCTGAGGAAATTCCTAGTCTGAGGGCTTGAGGGTCTTCCCGCCATTTCCATCCCTTAATTAAATAATTTAAATAAATTCTATCATCTAAGGGTTTATCCCTATGTTTTTTTTCTTTTTTGTTGATATTATTCCTATGCGTTCAATAAGAACGTTCAACAAATAGGCGTTAAAAATGACCACTTTATTCAAGCTCGAAGAACATTTAATGTTTTTAATGGTAGAAGATAAGCTCTGTTTTTCAGAGGGCGACTGGGATTCCTTGGCACAAATTCGCCTTGCAATAGATGACACTCAAGATCAGATCGCAAAACTTCAAAAGGCTACACAATGAAAAACACTTTTTTAGACTACTTAACGGCAATCGGCTTGGGATTGTGTCTCTGTATCGGCCTCATGGCTTATTTTGACGTTTTAGTAAAATAAGGGGTTCACATGAAAATTATCGTTCACATTCAAGGCAACTCAGAGAAAACCTTTAGTTCTATCACTGAGGCACTCTCATTCGCTAGAAGTAGCGTATATGCAACTCAAGCCACAATTATTAGGGCTTTTGATGCCTTACAAGATGGAAACCTCGCACAATGGGACTACGGGTTTACCTCAGTTGCGGTATATCCTGAAAACTGACAATCTAGCGGGTAAGCTCACGGGCTGGGCTTATTCGATGCACTGTCGCATCATTTCAATTCAAAAGGTGTTCACATGAAATTTTCTATTAAGCGCAAAGATATCCGTGCCATGCTTCACTTAGCGGCTAAAAAAGATATTCGATACTATTTGCAAGGCATTAACGTAGTCAGGGACAATCGGGGCACGTATATAGAGGCCACTGACGGGCACGTTCTAGGCCGCTTACTTATTGACGGCATTAGGTCAGACACAAAGCAAAACGTTGTTTTACCTACTGAGGCACTCTCAAAGCTCAAGGGTACAAAAAAGCAAGGTGAGGAATGGCTTAGTTTTTCCGTTGAGGGCTTTGCAGTAGAGTGCATTGATAGTCAATCGACTACCCGTTTTTCTGCCCATGACGCACGTTTTCCCGATACTGATCGAGTTATTCCAATGGTTTTCAAGGATGAGGATGTAAAACCCTCAACATTTAACCCTGATCTACTTGTCCGCTTTATGGATGTATCGGAGGAACTCTACGGAAAACGTCAAATTCCAATGGTTTTGCAACGGGGTAGTCAATCTTCTATTGTCTCATTCCCTCAGATGGATGACGCATTTATCGGGGTTATCATGCCTACCCGTGAATATGCACTCGCCAAAGTGCCTGAATGGTGCTATTTGCCCTCAGTTAAGCCAGTAGAAGCCACTGAAACCGCTTAATTTCAGACTGCAAAGCCTCTTATTAGGGGTTTTGTGGCCTGCAATTCGCAGGGTTTTATCAATAGGTGTAAATATGGCAATGACAAAACGTGAAAAACAGCGCATTACAGCGCAAGAAAATACTCTTTTGAGCTTAGGTTTTACAGTATTCGAAGCTGAGAAACTCCGCAAAATAAGCATGACATTGCAAAGATGGCATGAGCTTGAATGCGGCATTGATGGAGGATGCGTTGAACGGGATGAAGCTGGAAAAGCTCTCTGGCGTAGTCAATACTCTGGCAAACTTTCACCCATTGCAGATAGAGAAAAAGGGGCAAAAAAGCGTCTTGACCATATTATTCGCATGAGAAATTTTCGTGAATGGGCTGCTCAAGGTTGCCCTACGTCTCCAGCCGAAATAAAACCCTATATCCAAGGTGACCCTAGGGGTGCAGCACTCTACTTGATTCGACCCGATGATGTGCCAGAGGGTAAAAATGTAGATTCTTATTATTCCCGTGGCGTTTGTGTTTATTAAGGGGTTAAAAATGCACGATATAAAACAACAACTTGAAATTATTTGGGATGCTCTACACGCATATAGAGAAGATAGTGTTTCCGAAGGGGATGAAATGCACGATGCGATCTGGGATGAAGTTTGCACTGCAATGGCTGTTATTGAAGAAAATCTAAAGGTGGCAGCATGAGTCAAATTGATGCGCTCACACAATGCCTAATTCTTGCTTTAACTGCGCCTAATGACCAAAAAGCGCAACAAGCCAGCGAATTAGCGGAAAAATTGGCTTTTGGTTTATCAGTAGATCAAGTTGAAATCTGCAAATTTGAAGCACTTGAATTTGTGGGGTTTGAATGATCTATGCAATGATCGCCCTGATTTTACGAATACTCACAAAACGATAACCTAGAACCCGCCTAATAAGCGGGTTTTTTTACGTCTATAAAAACCCTTGTTTGAGGCTCTAGGGGGCTTTAGCCTTCCCACGCTATTCCCTTGTGCCTGAAAACCGCTTAAAAGGGGCTTGAATGGTCTTCTAGGGGCATTTCCTGAGTCAATCTGCGAATGGTAACGTCAAGGGCTGCCAGTTCATCCATTTTTTTAACCCTCCATATGGCCTTCGTGCCATGCCAGTTATTGTGGCAATCCCTGCATAAAGCAATCACGCAATATTGTAGTTTTTGCTCTATGTGATGTGCATCACTTGGCCCATGTTGATCGCACACTGAGCATGGCAATAGTTTAACTTTTCCAATATGTAGCCTATGCTTTGCGCTTAGTTTGTTATTCATTGAGTATTTTTTATTTCATGCCTAGCACTATATTGCTCGGTTCTGTACACCTCAATGCGGGTTTGTGCTGCCGTCATTAGCCAACGATAACGCTCTTCTAATTCGACAGCTTCCCTGATGCCCTCTAGGATTTGAATGTAATCAGGGTGAGCATAGGCATAGGTTTCTTGTTTTCCAAGCACTTCAGTCCCTGCCTGGCTCATAAGCTGAGCCTTGCGACTCTTGCGGAACTCCTCCAAAAACATTCGACTAGCCTTGGCCTTGGAATAGAGAGGGGCAGTGTCAATCAGGAATTGCACCGCCTTATGGGGGTTATCGCTCATGTTCTTTCCCTGATTGCATCCATATTAACATAGCCAGTTGAAGCATCCAAAATTTCAATTATTTCATTGCGTTCATACTCTGCTACCAGTTTGGCAAAGCGTTCTAGGTGTTCGGTTAACTCGAAGTCTTCCTGATTGGATGGGCTATATGCTTCATTGTCGTTAATGTAAAACCTAGCCTCTTTTGCCATGCGGATGATGTCTTCTCTGTTCATGCTTGCCCCCTTTGGTCTATTGCCCGATAGCAAACAGCAACCGCTTCATCTACAAATTTGTTTCCTGTTTTCCATGTGCAAAGTTTCTTGCATTGCTCACGCTCGTGTTCAGCAACCAGTTTAGCAAAGGCTTGTAGTTGCTCAGTGTAAAAAGAGTAAATGTATTCACCACTTGGATGAACACCAAAGGCGGCAGTCTCCTTCGCCATCTTTTCGAGTTCATCTAGCCTCATACATCCTCGGTTTTGTAGTTCAGTTTATGGTGCTGAAACCTCATTGCAGCTTCGCACTCCAACTCTTTGAAAGACTCGTCACTCAGCAAACCGATACAGTTGCGCCCCTCAAACCAAACTTCCCGAATAGACTCGTTAAAGGTGGAATCTAGGTCTTGCTCGTACTCGTAAACTACTGTCACCACTTCGCTACCCGCACCTACTGTTGTGTCAAATTCCCATGTATTCATAATATTCACCCTTGTTAAAACCTTTAATTTACTCTTGTTTGTTTCTTTTTCTATTGGGACTTACCCTTAGATAAGCTCTTCTTTCACCATTACTTCAACCATGCCAACAGTCCCGTAGACCTTCGTAGAATGAAGCGAAACAATCTGACTGTCATTTACAAAAACAATTCCTCCCATGCCATCAAAAATTGCCTTACAGAAGTTATCTATGTCACTTTTCTTTGTTGGGCGTTCCTCTCCTGA